GGAAGTCATAGCTGACCATCTGCAGCAGGTCGAACGTGGAGACATCACGAGGCTGATCATTGAGGCTCCGCCTCGACACGGTAAGAGCGAACTGTGCAGCAAGCGGTTCCCGGCGTGGTTCCTAGGCCGAAACCCTACGAAGCAGATCATCTCCGCATCCTATTCGGGGGATCTGGCGTCGGGGTTCGGTCGTGACGTTCGTAACATCGTCAGCAGTTCGCGCTATCGTGCGATCTTTCCTGACGTCACGCTGGCCGCAGATTCGCAGGCTGCGAACCGATGGCATACTGACCAAGGCGGAATCTACGTAGCAAGCGGTGTAGGCGGAACAATCGGTGGACGTGGTGCGGATCTCTTCATCATAGACGATCCGCTGCGTGGCCGTGAAGAGGCCGACTCCGGGACGATCAGGGACAAGCTCTGGGACTGGTATCGATCAGTCGTATACACGAGGCAGATGTTCGACGACCCACGCATCATTATCATGATGACGCGCTGGCACGAGGACGACCTCGTTGGCCGTGTGCTGGAGCTTGAGAAGCAAGGCGGAGACAAGTGGACACGCCTCAACCTGCCTGCGCTGAAACAGAGCAAGGGCAAGGCGTTTGCTCTGTGGCCTGACAAGTTCCCCGTTGAGCGGCTCACGAACATCAGGGCGAACGTCGGACCCAGAGAATGGACGGCACAATACCAGCAGCAGCCACGACCAGACGAGGGTGCATACTTTCAGAAGTCGTGGTTCGAGTCTTACACTCGTGAGTCTGTTCCTAATCACAAGACGTCGCTGGCGATCTTTGGAGCCAGCGACTATGCGTTGACAGCAGACGGCGGAGACTATACTGTTCACTGTGTATTCGGCGTCGACTCTCGAAACGACATCTGGTTGCTCGACTGGTATCGTGGTCAGGTCGAAGCCTTAGAGGGCGTAGAAGCTTGGTTGCTTCTCTGCGCGAAGTGGGAGCCGCTGCGATGGTTTGACGAGTCTGTGTCTATCACGAAGAGTCTGGGTCCGCTTCAGGATCGGCTGAAGCGAGAGCATAACGTCCATTGCACGCACGAGCTTATCGTTCCTGCACACGACAAGGCTACACGCGCACGATCCATTCAGGCACGGTCGCAGCAGGGAGCCGTTCATATACCTTACTATGAACCGTGGGCGTCGGATCTGATCAACGAACTGTTGTCGTTCCCTACTGGAGCGCACGATGATCAGGTTGATGTATTGTCATTGATCGGGCAAGGTCTGGACCAGCTACACGGCAAGCTTCGCGTCAGGCCCAAGGTTCCAGTGGCTATCGGCGATTCGGACAAGATCCTTTCTCTTCTTGATAACAAAGTCGCAAGTGGCAGATACAAGGACGCAAATGGCAAACTCCCAAGACCTGTGTAAATTATCTGGCATAAGCACGAATGAGGTGCTGCGCCAGAATCAAACTGTGTCTGGATACGATGACTGAGAAGAGACGCCAGTATTGGCGAAAGACCATCGAAGCAACAAAGTCGTATATGAAGCCGCACCACGACGAATGGTCAGAACTGATTGACGCCTACGAGCTTAAGTATGGCGATGTTCGAGGCATCGACGAAGAAGACGTGATTCGAATCTCCCGGTTCGTTCCCAAGGTTCGAAAGATCATCGCAGCAATCGCATACAACTATCCCAAGGTCTTCATAAAGACCGACAAGCCTCCTGTTGATCCGCAGACAGGCGCACGGTTTGAGGGCGTTGACGAAGCTCTGCAGCGTGCAGCCAACAAAGCGATCCGGGTGATGAAATGCCGGGACCAAGTTCATCAGGCGCTATTCGATGGACTGTTCAAGTATCGTGGCTTCATCAAAGTCGGATACAATCCCGAAGGTGACGACGCCATCCCTCCGTATGTCAGCAACGACTACCTTGAGCCAGACTTCTGTTACGTTCGGCACGTCCCAACAGAAAACCTGTTCGTCGACCCTCTTGCCAGCGCAAGCAGCATGGCAACCGCTCGCTATATCATCGAAGAGATGATGGTTCCTCTTGAGTTTGCGAAGAAGGATGAAAGGTTCGTGAACAGGAACCAGATGAAGGCGTTCAAGGGAGAGAAGAAAGACGAATATCTCAGGACGATGACGGAGCAGCTAAACGGAGCGCGAACGGACGACGAGAAGCAGCGCCTTGGAGAGATACTCGACCTTGGTGAGTATGTTCTGCTGCACGAGATCCACGACAGGATTCATCGCCGTCAGTATACGTTCGCCAATGATGTCGAGCAGCCAGTAGAAGACGTGGAGCATCCATACGCCTTCTCTGGCAATGCTCTGTATGAAGATGACCCCCTCGCAGTACCTCCACGGCAACTCTTCACTGGATTTGATGACGACGAGAGCGTGTCCGGGTTCCTCTGCGAGGGGGGCTTCTGTTATCACTCGTTTCGGTTTGACATCAGCGAGAAGTTCTGGGGTATCCCGATGATGGGATACCAAAGCGACATGCAGAAACTGATCGTTGAATCTCTCACGAGGAGCGTCGACGTCGCTGGCCGTGGCAAGACGGTAATCACCGTCACCGAAGCAGAGGTGACGGCAAACCCGGACATCGAAGACTCGCTTTCCAATGCCGACGACATGTCTACAGTCAAGGTTCAGACTCAGGACGGCGTCATGGAGCGGGTCTTTGGCGTCGTTCCTCCAGAGCAGAAAGAACTGGAGTATCGTGCGCAGCAGTATGAAAGCGAACTTCTCGAAGTTGGTCAGGTTAACACAGAGACAGCAACGGAAGCCGCAGGCTTTCAGGCTGACGCGCAACTGAACCGGGAATGGATGCAGCAGTCAACTCAGGGATGCTATGAGTATATCACGAGAAGCGTTCTAGCGATCATCAGCGATCCACGATACACGCCAGAGCGGTTCTTCGTCAACGTGGCAAAAGAAGGCGAGCCGCCTGCTGAACAGGCGCTGCAGAACTGGTGGACGGGCGGGAAGTATGACGTCGAGATCGAAGCAGGTTCGATGCAGATCCTGATTGAGCAGCTTCGCCGCAACGACACTCTGGAGTTGGCGAGCTTCCTGTCTGGACGTCCCGGAATAAACGAGAAGAAGCTGACGGAGATGATCGTCAACGCCTTTGGCATCAAGGACACGCAGGATCTGTTTGACGACGAGGTAAACGCCGACGCCATTGCTGCTGCTGACCTTGAGTTTGGAATGATACTGTCTGGTCAGGGAGCGAACGTCCAAGTGACGCAAGGCATGGACCACGCAGCGCACCTGAACCGACACAACGAGCAGCGCATGCAACTGGAGCAGTCGATTCAGAAAGGGACCATTGCTCCACAGGTGATGCAGCAGTTTGATCAGCACGTACAACTTCACAACCAAGCTCTGCAAGAAGGCGCTTCCCAGTTTGGCGGCGGAGGAGGAGGAGGAGAGGTTCAGATGCCGTCAGGTCCGCAGTCGATACAGGGTGCTGTTCAGTCGTCTGCGGCACGTCTTGGCGCTGCTGTGAAGGCTGAAGCCGCAGCGGCAACAGGGAGGTAGGGCGTGCCGAAAGAGATTGACTGGCTTGATCGGGCAGCGTCTGCGATTAACACGGCAATGAAGAGCGACCCAACGGGTTCGTTTAGTGTAGACGAATTGATTCAAAAGGCTCGCGCTTCTGACTCGACACTCGACAAGCAAATGGCAAAAGACGCCAAGTTTAGCAAGAAAGCGAACTATCCTTCGAACCCGCAGCAATTAAACTCTGCGCAGAACGTGTTTGCTGCTGAGAGAAACATGACTGAAGAACAGATCATCGCAAAGCTGACTCTGCTGAACGACAAGGTCGACCTTATCTTGCAGCTTTATCAAATGAAGTTCCAAGAGAAGAGCGACGACGCAGACAAAGGTAGCTAAGAGAGGCGATCTACTATGCGCTATGATATGCAGTGTCTCGACTGCGGCAGCATCCACGAGGTCGTGTGCAGCTACTCGCAGCTAGAAAAACGAAAGCTCTCCGGTCCCTACGAGGTTCCGCATTACCGTGGTCCGTGTGCAGAATGCGAAGGCGAATCTCTTCAGGTGCAGCACTATCCTATGGATCAGGAGCGCAACCACATCCACAGTCAGCACTCCGGGATGTATGGCAAGTTCCATCCGGGATTCGGATGCGTCGTCGAGGACTACGGACACAAGCAGCAGCTACTTCGCCGCTACGACCTAAGAGAGGCGCACGACAAAGTTGACGGTGCGCCGGGGGGATGGGGCGATAGCGATGACGGAACGAACTACGACTATAATCGCCCTGAAGAAGTCAGGGCTTCTAATAGAGCGGAATCAGAGAGAAAACAGAAAGCAGTGAACGCTATTCAATGGAGGTGATTTTTCAGGTCCCCGTCGAGCATCATTTCATTTTAGCGTAGGAGTTAAACAATGGCCGAAGAGTTTGAGGAAGCACCAGTTGGATTGGTGGACGAGACTCCTTCGCCTGAGTCGACCTCCGGTGGTGACGAATTTGCCGCAGATATGTGGCCCGACACCAGCGAAGGCGACAGCGATCAGGCGAGCGACTCGACATCGACGGCACTGGCACCTTCCGACGCTCAGACGTTTGATCCTAGCAAAGTCAACCTTGCTAGGACATCCGAAGAGGAGGTTCCCGAAGAGTATCGTCCGATGTTCAATGAGATGCAGTCTCAGTTCAAGGGACTTCAGACGACACTTAACGAACGAAACCAAGCCTTCGCAGAACTGCAGGTGCAGCAGGAACAGGCAGCACAGCAGCAGGCTGCGCCTCAGAGCAACAACAATTCGCAGCCGACGTCGCATGGGAATCCGTATCCGTTCCTTGAAGAAAGAATCAACCAAGCTCTCAACAACGGTTCGATAACACACGAGCAGGCAGCGGCATCACGAGCGGAAATGCTCGACGGTGCGGAACAAGTGGAAAAGATTGTAGGTCATTTGTTTACGCCCTACTTGCCCTACCTGAACGTGCTTCCGCAGATGGCTGATGTTCTGGGTGGAATGATTCAGACCCATCAAGCCAATCAATATGCGGAGCACGAATCTGCGTATGGAGAAGCTCAAGCAGTCTACGGACAGGGGCAGGTTGATTCTTGGAGGCCGATGATTGAGAAGCTCGTGGGCGATGTCAATCCGGTGACTGGGCAACATTTCACCGTTGACACCGCTACAAGACACCTTCTTGGAATCACGGCAGAGCAAGC